ACAGGTGATATTTCAGGTGATCCTGTTCGCAGTCTGAGGAAAGATTCCAACAAAGGATTCAAATGGAATGCAGTCAGATTTGCCCACAAAACATACAGCATTTTTCATTGTGCTCAAAATGTCAACACAGATGTGCTGATATGGATGGATGCTGATACGGTGTGCCACAGCAAGATCACTCTAGCAGACCTGGATAGACTGTGTGAACCACAGTATGAGTTGTGTTTTTTAGGACGCCGCAAAAAGTTTAGTGAGTGCGGACTTTACTCAATGCGACTGGGTACCAAAGGCATCAAACGGTTTCTTCGAGAATTTCAACGCATGTATGATGACGCAGACAACGGTATCTTTTTATTGGATGAGTGGCATGACAGTTTTGTGTTTGATGCAGTAAGAAAAAACATTCCCGGATTGGTTGAATTTAACTGGGCAGCCAAGTTGGGTGATCTTAGACCCAGCAAACTCAACAGTCCCGGTGAAGGGCATCCGCTGATCAATTCAGATTGGGGTGCATATCTAGATCACCTTAAAGGTGCTAGGAAAGATTTAAAACGTAGCAAACGCGAAGATCTCAAAGTCACAAGAACAGAAGCATACTGGCAATGAACTGGATATTCCTAAACAAAAACAACACCGACGAGTACATACAGATGTTGGCGGCAGGATCTGGAGTTGATGCCACCTGCTTGGAAACATGGCAGTATGAAGATAGTGATGCTCCATTGGTGCTACGCGGTATCATGAAGCACAAGATTATCAAAAGGTGCTGGCAAGATTCTCGTCCGTTTTACTACATGGATTCTGGATACTTGGGCAATAGACCCAATCCTGACAATCCCAGCGGCTGGAAGTATTGGCACAGAATTGTGTTTAATGATTTGCAACACAACGAAATCATTGATAGGCCTGCAGATAGGTTATCCAGATTGAATGTAAAAACTAGACCATACCAAGCACATTGTAGGGACATATTGATAGTGGCTCCGGACGAGAAGCCTTGTACATTTTATGGTCTCACACTTGAATCCTGGTTGGCAGATACCATTGCCATGATCAAACAACACACCGATCGTCCCATACGCATGCGAGAAAGACCGGTGTCACGCATGGCTCGTAAGACACAACGTCCAGAACAATGGCTGAATGATGTACATGCTGTGGTGACATTCAATAGCACTGCCGCAACAGAGGCTGTGATGGCTGGTGTTCCAGTATTTGTTACTGAACCAGCTGCCAATGCCGCAAAGCCTGTGAGCAATAGTGATTTAAGCAAGATCGAAACCCCCTGGTTTCCCGATCCGGATCAAGTTCACAAGTGGGCTTGTCATTTGGCCTACGGGCAATTTCACACCACAGAATTGACCAACGGCACAGCCGCAAGAATACTCAAGGAGACTTATAATGTATGAAAGCCACGGATGGTGGTTCCCGGACACCGAAGATCATTTTCCCAAAATGCTGGCTAAAAATATCAGCAAGGGCGGTCCTGCTGAATACCAACAACCTGTTAGACTGAAGAGTTTACAATATGTAAAGCAACACCGAACAGCCTTGGACATAGGTGCAAATGTGGGCCTGTGGTCTAGAGATCTTGTACAACACTTTGACAAGGTTATTGCATTTGAACCTGTTGCTATGTTTAGAGAATGTTTGGAAAAAAATGTGCCCAACATCAAACTATGGGTCAGCCCACTTGCCCTGGGAGATCAAGACAGCACTGTAAGCATGATCATTACCGAAGGCAATACAGGACACACGCATGTTGATCCTGACAGCATAGGCAACGGAGATACCACAATAGTTCGACTGGACAATCTCAATATTGTAGATGTTGATTACATCAAAATTGACTGTGAGGGGTTTGAATATCGTGTGTTGCAGGGTGCGGAACAAACTATTAAAACTTGTTGGCCCGTTGTGGTCATTGAACAAAAGCCACACGATGCTTACAGTCGAGACTATGGACAATTTGCCGCGATTGAGTTGTTGCAAAGCTGGGGCATGATAAAGTTGGATCAATTCAAAGATGATTGGATTATGGGATGGGAATAAAAATTAGATTTTATAGCGATGCTTACAAAAGCACACGAGCCAGTCACAGATTGCGTGGTGATGTGACCTGTCAAGCATTGTTAGAACAAGGTTATGATGCTAAAATTTTAACTGAATGGAGCGAGGTTGATGCAAATACCACTGTGATATTTTTAAAAGGTAGCCAGACTAGTAGCATACAACGTGCTCGAGACCTGGGTGCCCGAACCATTTACGATTTATGCGATAACAAATTTGAAGAAAAAGGTGAATACGAACCGTGTTGTCAATTGGCTGATTTGGTATCTGTTAACAGTGTTAACATGGGAATTAGTACTAAAAATTTCACAGGCAAAAACAGTATTGTCATGCCGGATCCTTATGAGAGACCCAAACTGTCCCCTAAATTTGCACCCGGTGCAGACATTAACTTGTTATGGTTTGGATCGCAGAGTAGTTATAAATTTTTACCCATACAAGAAGTTTGGGCTAGATTAGAAAGTGAAATTAAAAATTATTGCTATACCATGATCAGTACCAAAACAGATCGAGTGTTAAACAAATTTAAGAAAAGAATGGCCAAAGGTTCTGTGACTGGTATCAACTTTGATCGCTTGGACATGCGAGAGTGGTCTTGGGAATTGCAAGGACAGTTGCTAGAACAAACAGACATTGTGTTAATGCCTGTATTGACTGAGAATCCACGTACTGATACCAAAAGTGCCAATCGATTAATTGACAGCCTAATCTCAGGACGTTTTGTTATTACTACCCCGTTGCACAGTTACCTAGAGTTTGCACCTTACACATGGCAAGGGGATTATATTGAAGGCATTCAATGGGCCCGAGCTAATCCTGAGCAAGTGTTAGATATGATCACACAAGGACAAAAACATGTTGAAGAAAATTACTCAGCACGAGTGTTATCTAAAAGATTTATAGAAGAAGTCATTGAACAGCTAAGGAAATAATATGGGAAGTCCCAACGATTTAATTTACATTAAGACAGTATGTCCAACAGTTACAGGCTCAGTATTAGAAGTTGGGGCCAGGGAAAACTCTACCGGATTTCGAAGATACTTTGCTTCTAATGAAAAGCCTATGGTTACAGAATATGTTGGCACTGATATAGAGCCCGGAACAGACGTTGATGTTGTGTGTGATTTAACCGCTCCTGAAAATCCCTTGCCTAAAAATCATTTTGATCTTGTGATCTGTTGCAGTGTGATGGAGCATGTGCCGAATCCCTGGGTTATGGCCGAAAAAATATCAGAGCTGGTAAAGCCCGGCGGTAAACTATACATTGCAGTTCCGTGGGTTTGGAAATATCACGGATACCCCAAAGACTATTACAGGTTTACACATACTGCTATAGAATATCTATATCCAAATTTTACATGGGGCAATTTTGCTTGGTCCAGTACCTCTGCAGATGATATTCAATTTCAAGAGATGGATCGAATTAGTGAGCGTAACATGATAATTGCCGATCATGATGCTGATGGAAGTAAAACTAAGAAATATATTAAATATTTGTCTATTAACATGCTTGGAACAAAAAATGCTTTATGAAAAAGTAAATGAATTAATACACAGCAGCCAAAAAGTAAAATTGCATCTTGGGTGCGGTAGTCGGTTATTCGAAGGTTATTTAAATGTTGATGGTGAGTACATGCGGCATGATCCCAATGTTACTATCCATGACATAACACAACCGTTCCCATTGCCGGACACTTGTGTAGACGAAATACTAACAGTTCATGTGATAGAACATCTTAGTAGACAATACGTTCAACCCATGTTCACGGAATTTTTAAGAATTTGCAAACCTGGCGGGTTTGTTGCTGTAGAGTGGCCTGACCTGTTAAAAATGTGTCAAGAGGTTGTGAACAATCCTGATTGCTTTTGGACTCATGACAAACGCCTGATCAAACGAACAATATCGGGCATCTACGGAGATAGTGTTAGATATCCTGACCCAACAATGCTACACAAGTGGGGTTACAGTGCTGAGAGCATGTGCAAAATATTCGAGCAAGCAGGATTTGCTAGAACCGAGATTCAAGGTAATCACCATGGTAAATCATCAATTGACAGCAGAGTAGTAGCATACAAATAACATGGCTGCCAAAGTAGTTAAAGAGTTCCACGGGTTTTCTGGGAATCAAATATTGTTGATGCAGAAACACGATAAACTTTTTGTGCGCAAGATTGGAGATGTGTCAAGAAACCTAGAGCGTATGCAAGTATTGGGTGAAGACTATCCGCTACCTCAATTGTATACAGTTTCAAAAACAATGATTGACATGGAGTACCTGCACGGACTGGATATAAAAACATATCTTAAAACAAACAATTACGAAAAGTTGTTGGAGTTTTTGCTGTGCATACTGGAAAAATT